AATAGGCGAACGGCTCTTATGGGTATCCTTAATGTTACTCATCCTGACCTGTTTGAGTTTCTTTCTGTAAAGCTTGATAAGGGTCAGCTTAATAACTTTAATATTTCAGTAGCTATTACTGATCGTTTCCTTGAAGCTGTAGAGTTTGGTGAAGACTGGTACTTTACATTTAATAATAAAGAATATCATACTTATGAGCTTCAACGAATTACTAAGACAGGAACGGAAACTGTTAGGGTAGTAGCATTAGATAAGGAAGATGCCTTAGATAGGGCTAATAATTTCTATAAAGAACATTGGAATGATGAGTTTGTTGTTTTTGGGAGAAAAGATATAAAAGCTAGAGAACTTTGGGATATTATCTGGAAGAACTCTGTAGAGTCTGGTGACCCAGGCATATATAATATTGATCTTGCCAACCGCTATACTAATGTATCTTATTTTGAAAGCCTCGACTCTACTAACCCGTGTGGTGAAATTTCTCTCCCATCTTACGGTAATTGTTGCCTTGGCAATGTTAATCTGTCTAACATGGTTCTTGATGACGGTTCCGATGTGGATTGGAAAAGATTGGCAAGAACGGTTAGAACAGGTATTAGATTTCTAGATAATGTTCTTACCGTAAATACTTTCCCTACTGATACCTGTAAGCTAGTAGGAGAAAGATCTCGTCGTATTGGTCTTGGTGTAACAGGACTTCACTACATGCTCATTAAGTTGGGACTTAAGTATGGCAGTGAAAAGTGTTTGGAATTCTTGGAACGTTTATTCGCTACCATTAGAGATGAGGCATACAAGCAATCTATTTATCTTGCAAGAGATAAGAGTCCTTTCCCTGAGTTTGATTACAAGAAATATTTAAATGAAGACTTTGCCAAAACACTCTCGGCTAGAATCCGAATGCTTATTAAGAGGTTTGGTATACGCAACGCTGTTATGCTTACTATTCCACCTTGCGGCACTATATCTATGCTCCACGGTGTATCTAGTGGTATTGAGCCTATCTTTTCTGCTATGTATAATCGTAGGTATCGTCATGCAAATATTTGGAAAGACCAATTAGTAGTTGATCCTCTTTTCAAGGAATGGTATGAGTTAGGATTACCTCTAGATAATTTTGTTGGGGCATATGACGTACCTCCTGAAGATCATATCCGAGTTCAGGCTACGATCCAAAAGTATATCGACTCTTGTATTTCAAAAACGATTAATTTACCTACAGGCTCTCAACCAGAAGAATTTTCTCAAGCTTCTTTGGATTACGCTCCTTACCTCAAGGGTTTGACGGTGTATAGGGCTAGTTCCAAAGAAAATGAGCCTCTTGAAGCAATTCCTCTTACAGAGGACAACATCACTAAATATATGATGGGGGAAGAACATGAAGAAGCAACAGAATCAGGAGAAGCATGTAGCCTTGCAGGAGGTTCGTGCGGAGCTTGAGTTTCCTAGGGGGATTCATCCCTCTGAAATGAGCCCAAAAGAAGCTAATGCTTTTTGGAATTGGTATTACGCAAAAGAGTTGGAGCCTCTCCCTACAGGTGATGAGGATTTTGAAGAATGATAATGGTAAGTGATAGAGCAGCCGTTGAATTTGAAAGAATCATTAGCGAGCAAAACTTAAAAGATGTTTTTGTTCGGGTAGGGGTAAAAGGGGGTGGATGTTCAGGATTTTCTTATACGTTGGGTTTCGATGATGATAAGAAGGAATTGGACATGCTTTTCTTGAAGGAGTGGAGACCTAAGGACATGAAAATTATTTGTGATCCTAAGAGTTTCTTATACCTAAGTAATACCATCATTGATTTTGAAGAGTCTCTAATGGGTAGGGGTTTTACTTTTGTAAACCCTAATGCAAAAAACACCTGTGGATGTGGTGAATCGTTTAGAGCATGAGGATAATTATGAAGAATTTAATAAAAGCGTTGTTATGTGTTTGTTTTTTAGTGACCTTAGTTTCGGCTGGGCATGGTGGACGAGCGAAGCCTAAGTATATTCATGGTGGAACTTATAATGGGCCTGGTGACACTGTTCCTCCTGGCGGGGGTTCCTCTCCAGGTGGTGGAGGCGCGGGTCCTACAAGTCCAACCCCTGGAGGTCCTACAAGTCCTGGCTCCCCTGGTAGTCCAGGGGGAGGAGTAGGAAGTCCTGGGGCTCCTGGCTCACCTGGGGTTCCTGCTGGACCCATTACTGCTGGAGGCACCGCAGGGCCTGATCTAACTCAATGGTCTTTTTGGTGGGAATTTAATAAAGATCCTTACTTAGCTTTAAAGTCTAGTATATTTAATTCTGTACCTCTTACTGGTACAGATGATTTCTTTTTAGGTCATGGTCAACAAGATCAAGCCCGTGATGTGCTCAAGCCTACGGCTCATGATCTTAAAACTAAAGTTGTACCTGCTCTTTTAAATATGTTAGAAAAAGAAACCAATAATGATATCATTACGGGTTCTATGATGGCTTTGGCTAAGATTGGGAACATGCAAGGTGAATTCCATTTTCAGGACTACTTTATCCCGTTTCTTCAAGATAGCAACCAAGAAATCGCGGAAACTGCGGCCTTAGCTTTAGGCATTTTAGGGGAGGTAGAATCAGTCGAGACACTTAGAGATCTCGCATCTGACAATGAAAAAGGGCAGAAATTAGTAGGTGAATTGGCTGTTCCTGTACGAACAAGGACGTTTTCAGCCTATGCACTGGGTTTAATCGGAGAAAAGAGTGAAGATGAAATCATCAAGTTGATTATCTCTCATGCTCTGAGAGATGTCTATGAAAATGATGAAACAAGTTATCGAGATCTTAAAGTAGCGTGCATAGTCTCTTTGAGTTTGGTTAACTTGGATCAGGATAAAGATCAACTTGAAGTTGTTTCATTTCTCACTGGTATTCTAGATGATGCGAATGTACACAAGCTAGTTCGCGCTCATGTACCAGAAGCATTGGCTACTAACTTGCGTGGGTTAAAAGGATACCATACTCATAAAGCTCCTGTAGCTACAAGATTTATAGAGATGTTAGGCAAATTCAGTAAGGAACCAAAAGAAATTCAACAAAGTTGTGCTCTTGCATTAGGATTGATTGGTTCCTCAGATGGGGAAGAACTTAATAATCAAATTCGAAAAACTCTTATGGAAGTTCCTGAACATATTGCAGATCAGCAAACAAGAAACTTTGCTTTGATTGCTTTAGCATATTCCAATAGCAACGTTGGTCTTGGAGATCATTCTTTTGCAGGTGTTCAAGATACATATAAGTACTTGATGACTCAACTTGCAAGAGGGAAGAACGTCCAAAGATCTTGGGCTGGCTTGTCAGCAGGAGTATTCGTAAATAGGTTATCAACTAACGATTTCCCTGTACCTTCTTCTTGGCGTAGATCAATTATTGATGCTATGAGAATGGAAAGGCAACCAGAGAGACTTGGTGCTTTAGCAGTAGCTATTGGTTTAGCAGGAGGAACAGAAGCAGGAGAAGTTTTACTCAAAAGAGTACAAAAAATCCAAGACGAAGAAGCTAGAGGATATCTTTGCATTGGGTTGGGTCTGTTAGGTGAACGAGAAGCAATTGAAGAAATTCAAAGTATTGTGGAGAAATCAGATTACAGGCCACAGTTGCTCCAACAAGCAGCTATCAGTCTAGGACTCATGGGTGATTACGACTTAGTTCCATACCTTACTAAGAGATTAGAAACTGCAAAGAGTCTCTCCAGCCAAGCATCCTTGGTTCAAGCTCTAGGCTTTATTGGTGATGCAAGATCCATCGAGCCTTTAGTTAAAATGCTTGAAGATAAGCAACTAACTGATAGAGCAAGAGGTTTTGCTGCTGCTGCATTAGGGATGGTGGCGGAAAGAAGTATGCTTCCTTGGAATAACACATTAAGTTGCGATTTGAATTATCGTGCTTCTACATTTACATTGAATGATGTAGGAGGAACAGGGGTTTTGAATATTTTATAATGCCAAATTATAACTGGATTTGTAGAGAATGTTCCATTTACTGGGACAGAGAATGTAGTATAGGAAAAGCTCCTGAGAGAACTAGGTGCCCTAAATGTAAGAAATTGTCTCATAGATATTATGAGGCGATGAACATTGGAGTATCTTTTAATGATGATAAAGATTTCCATACGGTAAAGCGCAGATATCAGAAACATGCAGAAAAAGGGTACGATAAAGATTCAGCTAATAGATTCTTAAGACGACATATTGAGATGAGTAAGAAGTGGCAGGATGATGAATCCTTTAGATATAAATCTGCTGATTTTAATTATGAGGGCTTGGCTAAGGATGGACATGTTAAAAAATTAAGTGATCAAGAGTCTGCAAAGAAGATAAATAGACAAAGAAAATTAACTGTTGATGCCTATGATAGGGCTAATAAGATGGGTTATAAAGATATTAACAAAGATAAATTAGACATTTCGAAACCCCAAAAACAGGGCTAATCATGGCTTACGAATTCAGTGATAATATCCAACGGGGTATTTTGTATCTTTTAAAATCAAATAAGGATTTTTACCAACAAATTATTGGTCTAGTAAACCCAGGTTATTTTGAGT